GAACAAATAGAACTTAACATATAGTTATAACCCCCTATAAGCCCAGTATTAGTGGTTTAATAAGTTATCACTTTTGGTTAGTAGCATAGTAGGGTACTGGACTTGTAGGGGTTTATATTTACGGTGCTACGCACAATAGGAGTTAAAAAATGGATAGAGAATTACAAGGACAGTTTACCTTTGATGAACTGTTTTCAGACAAAACGCCATTACGGATAACCAAACCGTTAAGGCTGATAGAATTGTTTGCTGGTATAGGCGCACAAGCAAAAGCATTAGAAAACTTGGGAGTGCCGTTTGAACATTATAGATGTGTGGAATTTGACCGTTTCGCAATCGCATCTTATAACGCTATCCACAATACCGAGTGGGAAACAAGCGACATCACCCAAGTAAAAGCAAGTAATCTTGGTATTACCGATACCGACCACTATACATATCTTATGACTTATTCGTTCCCTTGCCAAGACCTATCTTTGGCTGGCAACCAAAAGGGAATGACTAAAGGAACAGGCACAAGGTCTGGACTCTTATGGGAAGTTGAAAGAATACTGAATGAGTGCGAAGAACTCCCACAGATACTTGTAATGGAGAATGTGCCACAAGTACATGGGGAAGGCAACGCAGCTGACTTTGATAAGTGGTTAGACTTCCTATCAAGTAAAGGCTATACCAATGTCTACCAAGACCTAAATGCTAAAGATTTCCTTATACCACAGAACCGTGAAAGGTGCTTTATGGTATCGTTCTTGGGCAACCACTATTATAAGTTCCCATACGGAGTGAAATTACAAAAGAGATTAAAAGATGTTTTAGATGATGTAGTAGATGAAAAGTATTACTTATCAGAAGAAACGGTAGAAGGACTTATAAAACAAAATGATTTTCCTTTATAAAGATACCTTTTTAATCAAAGATTGCGGTAAAACTTGGGGAGTTCATATTGATATTTCTCCAACAATACTGGCAAGAGATTGGAAAGGTTGGAACACCTACGGTAGCGTAGCCGTTATTGAAAAATACAAAGCAAATGAACGGAAAGATGAAGCAAATAAGAATAGGTAACATCTATGGAGAGCAATATAGCACAGGGTTTGCCGGGAATGTATGGGATACAAAAGGGTTATGCCCTTGCCTAAAATGTGAAAATGGGGGGGGCAATAGAGTGCCTTTAATAGTTGTATATGAACGAATGGCACATCCAGCTAATCTACCAAGTGGGAGTTATATGTATGTGGTTAGGAAGAAATGATTTGATTATTTACGGCATCCTATCGGATGCTAAATACAGTAAGATGCACGATATTAGCCGTAGAGTTTATGATACACAAGGCATAGCACCGACCATACATTGCGTAGGTGGTGGCAATTTAGAGCCAAAGATAGTTGTATATGATACACCAAGTAATAGTTCCGCAAACAGTAAAGGTTAGGAAATACGAAGTAGATAGGCAAAAGCTCGTTAAGTGCTTGCGAGAGCATAAGACTATGAGCAATAAAGCGTTAGCCGTAAAACTACAAGTACCAATAACAGAAGTAGAGCATTGGTTTAGAACAGATAGTTACGGTAGTATCCCAGATGCAGACTTATGGTTAGACATCAAGCAGATACTTGAAATAAGCACTAACGAGTTTGATTTGCCTATAATGGAATATGAAAACCGTATAGGAACATTTGAGAAAGCAGAAAGATGTTATATGACAGATGGGATTGCACCGACCTTATTAGTGGGAGATGTACCTAAAATAATATGCAAATAATAATGATAATCGGTGGGATGCAGAAACACCAAGCGAAAAAGACTGATGGTATATGCCCCTGTTTATGTTCTTCTATGGGAACAGGGGGGGCTATGTACCAATGATAGTAGTATATGAATATAAAGATAGTAAAGAACGGAATAATGGTTAGTCAGGCTACGGCCTCTGGCTATATATTCTGCGAGATGGGTGGGGTGTTCGATATTTCCTACCCATCAAGCAATACAAGGCGTGGCAGAGTAGAAAGCGATGGGCAGATATGCCCAGCTATACTATCATCAGTAATGGCATTATGCAGAGTAGAAAAATTAGATTAAAGCGTGGATATGCGATAGCCGTAAAAGAAGATACCTATATAGGAGAAGATATAGGAGTATTAGTACTCAAAATCAGAGTATTTAGCCACTATGATAGTCAGTATTTACGGCATAGCACCCACAGTAAGAGAAAATCACGGACAAGTAACAGCAATATGCGAAATAAAGGACAAATAGTTATGGAAGAAAAGATTAGAATAAGAAAACTAACACCGACTGAATGCATGCGTCTTATGGGATTTACAGACATTGATGTAGAACGCTGCCAAGCCGTAGGAATGAGCAACAGTCAATTATATAAGCAAGCAGGTAACAGTATAGTAGTATCAGTATTAGAAGCTATATTCGGACAGATGTTTGAGGGATTAGAAGATGAATGGAAAATTCGTTGGACTGACCCAATAGATGAATAATATGCCACCTTATGCTAAAAAGTTGCAGTATAAGGCAATTTTTAGCCTTAAACAGCGTGTTACGGTGGCAGAGCCACCCGTTAAAAACAGCGTTTTCCTATCTCCAAAATATCAATATATATGATAAGAGCCACCCCTTATGGAGTGGCTTTTATCGTGTAATAATAAGTGCGAATGAGAAAGATAGAAAGGTAACTTAAATATACAGTAGATCGCCACAGTTAGTCAAGTTTAGATGCACATATATATATTATTCATATTGTAGTTATCATTCTCGTTATCGTTATCATTATCATTAGAGTTGTTTTCGGTTGTTTTAGGTTGTTTTCGGTTATTTTCGGTTGTTTTCGGTTTTTTTACTGCATTTTGGTTTCCTTTTGGTGCACCACCCAAGTTGCCATTTTCACATTGAGAAATCCAACGGCGTTCAGCCTTATCAAAATACGGTTTTGACATAGCAACGATTAGTTGAGCATTTAAGTTAGTTGTAATTTCTTCTCCTTCAAAAGCATATTCCAGAAGAGCAAGGGCAATTTCCCCCTGTTCTTCACGGTTTCCACATCTTTTGAGTGTTTCATACATAGCAGTACCAATTTGGATACCACTTCTTTTTTCATGTTTTATCATTCTGGGACTTCCTTTACATACAAAAAACCACCTTGCAAGTGTCCCAGTTCTCGCTTGGTGGTTTTCCATATAAGCAAAATTGCTTTTGTTTAACTGATTATAACATAAGACTGGGACTTCTTACAACACGAAGATATAACAGTCTATGATAAAAAGTCAATATTTTAGGCTTCTAATCCCCCATTTTTAGTTAAAACATGCTCGCAGAGCCGTAAAAAAGGTAGGTTTAGGTACATTAGCAATAGCAGATTTAATCTTATCAGCATCAGTAAGTGGTATCTCCCAGAGTTCTAACGGCTCTGAAGAGCGGATCACATAGCCTTGACCGTATTTCGGCAAGGTTTCACAACCATTCATACCTATTATTTGCCTGCTCTCAATGGCTTGGCGTGTCTTTAAGCCGACTATACAAGTAAAATTAAGCTGCAATTCTGCTGGAAGTATTTTTCTATTAGGTATTTGAGTGGCCGCAATAACATGTATACGACTTGCACGACCAAGAGCCAAGAGCCTTTGAAGTTTCAGCAATATATCACGCCTTTTAGGGCTTATCATAAGGTCTGCCAGCTCATCTATTATAAGGTAAATATCTTCACCATTATAGAGTTCAAGCCCTTGTTTTTGCATCTGTTTGAAACGCTTTTCCATTAAGCCAATAGTAAAGTCTATTAGGTCAATTTCCTGCTCTAACTCACAAGCATAACCATCAGCGATTTTCTTGTACTTAGCAAGGTCGACCCTTTTTGGATCAATAAGCAGTAAATGTTTATTGCCGTATGCGAGAGCCGTATAAATAATAGAGTTAATCAAAACAGATTTACCAGAGCCAGTACTACCAGCAATAAGGGTATGATTTTCAGCCAAGATATTACAACATAGGGTAGGTACTTCCATAGTTAGCACCTCCTAACAAATAGCGTTTTCCTTAAACTCTTTTAGCAAGCCGTAGGCTTTGCCGTAATTGTAAAAATACCCTTGCCAGTCTATAAGTTCTTCATAGGAATAGCAATTATCAGCCCAAGAGTATTGCCATTCAATAGCCTGCTGCCTAATTTCTTCTTTTCTCTTTTGGTAGTAATTCATAGTTATTCCTCCTCCTCATCATCATAATCTGTTAGTTCTAATTCAATAAACTGGTTTTCAAAAAACTCTTGCAGTTCTTCCAGCGTTTCAAAATATAGGTCATCTTCGGTAGTTTCCACCTTATAACCGTTTGCGTTAGCCGTAATAAAATAATTGCAAGCATCAAAAGCCCTTAACGCATGATCCGAAAATCCTAACTGTTCAAAATCAAAAAAGTCCATAGTTATACCCCCTCAAATGTATCGTCATCAAGGCTATGCCCTACAAAATCAAGGTCGTAGCACTCATTAAACCAGCGTTTGCAGTCGTTACAATAAACCTCATAACTAACGCCGTTATCATCTACATTGAGTACGCCGTACTCTACATTTGTTTTGCCACAATATGGGCAAACGCCAGCTTCAATTTTTTTCATAATTTTTTGTCCTTTCCGCTGCTTTGCAGCCGTAAACTAACCAAAAACCCTAAAAATAGGGTAATAACCAATAAAACATACCCAAAAAACGCCCCATAGAGCGACTTTTTGAAGTAAAAGGGTATAACTATACACCCTAAAAGTGCTATAATAAGACAGTAGGATATAACCGTCCTATAAAATAACCTTATTCCCCCGTCCGTAAAAATGTCCTTTTTGGCGGGGGATTTTTTAATATCCTATATGGTATACAACGCAATACCAAAATGCGTAAGTAAATAGTGCGCCAGCCGTAATACCTCCAAACAGCCCAAAAATAGCCTCTTTATGCTTATAACAGAATAAGGCGATCCCTGATAGCTTATAAGCCTTCCCACGATAAAATATAACCATTGTTGTTTGTCCTTCCTGCGTGCCTGCACGCCGTAAAAATAACCAATATGCTTAAAAGCATAATACAAGGCACAATATATAATTATGCCCTGTCTTTATACCTTTACAGCGTTTTGACCGTTAAAACAGTCAAGCCCTCAATACTTGCCAATTTATCCATTAAAGCGTTATATCTTGCTATTTCATCTGAAAAAGCCTCTTGGAAGCGTTCGTCGTTGTAGTATTTTAGACTGTTAGCACTATTTATATAGAATAATCGACCGTCTGATATATATAAATTATCAAGCTTGCCAGCTTCCATTATTGCCCTTGCTTGCTTGCTGTAGTCAATCTGCACTCTTGGCGGAGCAGCCTTGAAGCGTGTAGCCTTAACAACGCCTCTTGTCTTGCCGTTTTCGTCTTTTGCTGTTATTGAACGTTCCGATAATTTAACGCCGTAATAATCCGTAATGTTAATAATATCCATGTTTGTCCCTTTCCGCGCGTATGCGCCGTAATAACTAACCAATTAAGCCCATTTAATAGCTTATTACAAGGGATATATAAAAGAATATCCCCTGCATATAAACCATTAACTATTAACTGTTAATGCAAGCCAGTCCTTTTTGCATATTTTCCCAAGTCCGAAAAACAGTCTGAAATCATTTACGTGGTTAGCAGTCGTGACCGACCATCCATCCCAAAGCCTAATAAATTGACCGTTTTCAATCTTGCAAACATCTGTTGTATAGCTTGTTAGTGTTGCGCCTGTTTCTGTTTCTGTTACAAACGCTTTTCTGTAATAGCTTTTTTGAGTTGTTGCTTTTAATTCATACCTTTTTAACATTTTGAATACATCCTTTCATATTTGGCGCGTATGCGCCGTAAACTAACCAATTAAGTCAAATAGACTTATTACAAAGCACCAATAATATTGATGCTCTGCATATAAACCTACATAGTAACTAACTCATAAGCATAAGAGAAGAACTCTTCTACATAAGGCAACCCAAGTGGGGATTTACAAGTGCCAGTTTTCTGATATTCTATGGTATCTTCAAGGCTTACAACCTTTATATATTCTCCATTATCCCTTTGCCATAACTCTACCACTATGAATGGGGTAGGTTTTTCATTTGGGTTCAAGTACTCTTTCTTGGCTTGTACTATATCGCCAATCTTTAATTGTGCCATCTGCTTGTCCTTTCTCCTTTCAGCTGCTTGCGATCTGCTCGCTTGCGAGCCGTAAACATAACCTTATCCTATACATACATATATATTACTTATAAGACCTTTAATCGGTTAATTACCAAGCATTTAATCGGTTGATACCAACCTTTTAACTGGTTGAAAAATAACCGTTTAATCGGTTGAAAAATAAGCAACATATTTGTTTACACCATATTAGCACAAAACTTGCTATATTACAATAGAGTTTTTGATATATTTTAATATAATATTAAAGTATGCTTTAATCAAATCTGTAACACCTTGATATTTCAAGGTTCTTGACTATGCAACCAATGTGAAACAAGGGTGTTTTGTGGGTCCTGGGGGGATACCGTGGGGGAAAATTGGGGAGGTTTTTGGTCCCATCCCTTACCCCCTTTACCACATTCGAGAAATAAAAAGCCCCCCTTTAGCACATTCGACAAACAAAAACCCAAAACCCCAAACCGAAAAAATTTCGGCAAAATACAAAAGGAGTATCACGAAAACACGGCTTAATACTTTGTAAAAGCCTAAAATCACGCATTTAACAGAATAAAATAAGGCAGATATGGGAAAATACCGAAAGGTGTCCTAAAAATCAACTATACTACAATAAAGTCTTGACAATAAAGTATAGGGTATGTAGAATGGGTGGTAGAAAGGACAACATTATGAAATACGGATATATAAGAGTTAGTAGTAAAGATCAGAACTTCGATAGACAGTTCGACATATTAAAACCGTATGGCTGTGAACAGACCTATATGGAAAAGGTATCTGGTAAGAATACAAAGGATAGACCAGAGTTTCAGGCATTGCTAAAGACCGTAGTAGAGGGCGATGAAATCTATGTTACCGAGCTTTCAAGGTTTGCAAGGAGCGTAAGGGATTTAGCGGCCATAGTAGAGGAGTTAAATGAGAAAGGGGTTAGACTGTTTTCAGTAAAGGAAGGGTTTGACCTATCCACATCTACAGGAAGAATGATGTGCCATATTATCGGTGCTGTCGCACAATTTGAAAGGGAGAACATAGCCGAGCGTCAAGCGCAAGGCATAGCTGCCGCAAAGGCAAGGGGAAAACGCTGGGGAGCAGTCAAACGGTATGGGCTTGATGAAGAGAAGATGGACTGGCTGTTTGCCATGTACTATGCTGGTAAGTGCGATTTGGAAACTGCTTTAGTAAAGGCAGAGATGAAACAAAGCACATTTTTCGCCCAATATAAGAAGTGGCGAGTCGAACACGGCATAGAGCGAGATTTAAGAAGAAAAGATTATAGAGAAGAAGTATTTGAAGATGATATTGAGTAGTGATTATTGAACATCACTACTCATTTTTTTATGAATTACACACTACAAAGGATATTTGAATATTGCGAAAAGAGGGATTGGGCGGCATACCAAGATGCACTTACGGTCATAAACTCCAATTTTGATATGGATGATCTAATTTCCTTTAGGAACTTGGTAGTTAGGCAAATGCTTGAAAAACCTAATGCTGATTTGTCCTATGCCTATAAGATGTCACTTCTTATAGGGGCAACAAGGGATTTTGACTCGTATATGCAGTATATGGAACTTGACCGTAAGCCAGAAGAAAGGTTTTGGTTGCCACGAAGAAAGGTTTTAATGCCTGTATGCAGGGGCTTGCAAGATTTGGCTGATGGGAACTTGGATGAACTGTTCCTTTCTATGCCACCACGAGTTGGTAAGACTACCCTTGCTATATTCTTTACTACTTGGGTTATGGGTAGACAAACCGAGTACCCTAAACTGTATTCTTCGTACTCTGATGTCATTACAAAGGCATTTTATAACGGCATTATGGAGCTTTTAACGGATACAGATACCTATAAGTTTAAGGAAGTATTCCCAGAAGCTGAACTTAAAAGGACAAATGCCCAAGATGAAACCATCGATTTGGAGAGAAAGAAACACTATCCAACCCTTACTTGCCGTTCGCTTTACGGCACATTAAACGGTGCTTGCGATGCTGAAAAGGGCATTATTATATCAGACGACTTAATTGGTGGTATTGAAGAAGCACTAAATAAAGACCGACTAATGTCGGCTTGGGCGAAGGTAGATAATAACCTTATCCCAAGAGGTAAGGGTGGTACTAAATACCTATGGATAGGTACAAGATGGTCTATGATAGACCCGGCTGGACTTCGCATTGACCTTTTAGAAAATGACGAGAAGTTTGCTAACCATAGGTGGAAAGTCATAAATACCCCAGCACTTAACGATAAAGATGAGTCTAATTTCATATATGACTATGGAGTAGGCTTTGACACTATATATTATCAGCGTAGAAGAGCGTCATTTGAGCGTAATAACGATATTGCGAGCTGGAACGCACAGTATATGGGAGAACCTATTGAAAGAGAAGGTACAGTATTTAGTCCACAAGACTTTAGATATTATAACGGCACTATTCCAGATGGAGAACCTGACCGTATATTTATGGCTGTTGATCCTGCTTGGGGCGGTGGCGATTTTGTTGCATCTCCTATATGTTTCCAGTTTGGTAGCGATATATTCGTAGCAGATGTAATCTACAGTAACGAGGATAAATCTATCACTCAACCTATGGTAGCAAGCAAAATTGAGCGTTATGGAGTGCAATTTGCCTATATTGAAGGTACTAAAATGACTGCAAGTTATGGCGAGGCCATCGACCAAATGCTAAAAGCAAAAGATATTCGTATCAATATGCAGACATCTACCAAGCATTTCACATCTACAGGCAAAGAGCAGAGAATATTTGACAAAGCACCAGACATAAGAGAGCATTTCATCTTCCTTGAAAGTGGCAAGAGATCAAGGGAATACGAGTTATTCTTGCAAAATGTGTTCTCCTTTAAGATTACAGGCAAGAACAAGAATGATGACGCCCCGGACTCTCTTGCAATGGCCGCCCAAGTCGCTTTCTATAACACAAAAAATTCCGCAACAATCAAAAAGAGGCTTTTCTAAACAAAAAATGGGGGATTAGAAGGCTAAAGTATTGACATTTTGAAATACCCTACATTATAAAGAAATTAGGATAGAGAAAAAGGAGAAATTATGACTTCTAATGACTTAATTCCAGAAGGATTATTTGGAAGAAAAAAGATATATACAGCAGCCGAAGAGATTACTTCTGATAATGTTCTTAAATATGTTAGGGACGCAATGAACTGGCATGGGATGAATGTTGTTAGTGAAGAAACTCTTTATTGGTATAGAAGGGGCGTACAGCCAATTCTTGAAAGAACCAAAGAGAGAAATGCCTTTATTAACAATAAAGTCGTTGTAAACTTTGCCGACCAAGCTGTTACCTTTAGAAATGGTTATTTCCTTACCAAGCCAGTATTCTATATTGGTAGAGGTGGTGCAGATATTGAGAAAGTCCAAGAACTGAACAATTATTTGTACAACTCTGGTAAACAAAGGGCTGACAACAAGGTTGTAGACTGGTTCCACACCGTTGGCGTTGGCGTACTCTATGTAAAGCCAAGTGATAGTGGCGACCCTGATAAGCCATTTAAGGTTTATGCGCTTGACCCTCGTAGTGCTTTCGTAGTTTACAGCCTAAAGGCAGGCAATAAGCCAGTATTCTGCGTAAACCTTGTAGTAGTTGATGAAAACAAAGCAATCTTTGATGTCTTTACAAAGGAAAAGAAGTTTACTTTAAGCGGTGGTTACACCACAAGCACACCAGCACAACAGCCAAAGGTTGCCGTACCAATGCAGGTATTAAGCGAAGAACCTAACATTGTAGGTCGTATTCCAATGGTTGAATACTACTCCAATGAGAATAGAATGGCTTGCTTTGAGAGTGCAATTCCACTAATGAATGACTATAACACTATTGAGTCCAACAGGGCAGATGGTGTTGAACAGCAAATACAGTCATTACTCGTAGCAACTAATGTAGACTTTGATGATGACACATCCGTAAAGACCATTAGAGAAAACGGAATGATATGTATAAAGTCAAGTGGAGAGAACAAGGCTGAAATACAGTTATTAACTGATAGTTTAGACCAGACGGCTACACAGACAACTCTCGACTCCCTTAAAGACCAAATCCACGCACTTACAGGTATGCCAAAGACCGTAGGAACAGGAAATGCGTCTTTCGAGAATGTCGGTGCGGCTTATATGGATAGAGGCTATGCTATTACGGACACAATTAACCGTAATACAGAGGACTGTTACAGAGAAAGCAATGCACAGTTTACCAAGATTATTCTTTCAATACTAAAGCGTGCAATAGGCTTTGATATGAAAGACACAGACCTTGATATACAGTTTATGCCACCTGAAATTGACAATATGCTTATTAGAACACAGAGTGCAATTAACCTTAAACAACTTGGACTTGCACCTGAACTCATACTTGCAAGGGCAGGAATTAGCAACGACCCAGTTAGTGATGTTGCGTTAAGCCGTAAGTATATCGACCAAGCATTTGCAACCCCAGACGCAAAGGTAGAAGTAGAAACACCAATACAGGGGGATAATGATGGCAGAAATTAGACAAAAGCACTTTGACTTACGAGA